TTCCGCTTATGAAGAAAAGACTGGGGATTCGGTGATGACAATTATCGCCGAGAAAAGGGGCGGCTACTTATTTAATTATCACGATAAAGAGAAGATTGCCAAAGTTAATAGGGAAGGGATTCCTGCTTTTGGGGCTTGGAACTTAGAGGAGATGAAAGCCCTTCCGAATCCGATAGGTCTCATCTATTGGTATTTGGTCGAGCAATCGTCAGAACTTCTGCGTATAATGATGGTGCTTCTGATAAAAATGTTGTGGGGGCGCTGGAAGACAAATCTGAAAAGGAAATTGAAACCATGAACGCGGCAAGTCGTGGGTTGAAGCGCTACATGATGGACATCACGGTGCCGAACAAACCAAGAATGGCTGAGTCGGGTGACGGGGCATGGTGCTTGTTTGCCGATATACCAGACAAAAGTGTTGATGAGTACGATGTCAGCCGGGTGTACGACATCTCTTTCGGATGGAGCCACGCGGCTTTTCTGACTTGTCCTTCTTGCAATGGCTATGGGACGGCAGATGGGAACACCTGCGGCCGGTGCTATGGCATCGGACTTTCGCATCCAAACACATACCGGATAGGAGAAAAACATGCTTAACGTAGGGCAACTAGGTCTCGCGGCCATGAATGAACATATGATGCAGAAGTTGGGCTGGCAGATGGCCAACCTCCCGATAGAGACAGCTAACGCATTCGCCAACTGGTACCTATGCTACGCCTCGGCCTTTCCCGAGAGCGCCGAGAAGATGCGTGCCTTGCTTGAGATGGCGCCGGGGCGCATACAAGACATGTCGGCGATCCCGCGCGGCAAGGGGCCTATCGTGGTTATCGGATCTGGCAGTTCCTTCAACGAGATCGGCCCGACTCTGAAGGACTGGCCTGGCGCTGTCATGTGCTCGACATCTCAGGCGTCCACGATGGTGAAGTACGGAAGAGCGCCGGACTATGTGGTCTGTCTTGACCCACGGGATGCTCCGCAGGATGAACTGTCTGCGTCGGACTGGGGAGACGCTGTACTTCTTGGCCACGTCAGCATCCCTCATACCTATGTCGTGCGATGGCTGGAACGAGCTCGGGGGAATATCTACCTTGGCCGTATCATGGAACCAACCTACGACTGGTACAGCCACCATTTGGGGCGCGGCTATCCGTGGATCCGACATATCATCATGCCCATGATCGACTCCGGCGCCGCAGAGATCAGCTTCGCTACATGGCTGGGATACTCTCCGATTTACCTAGCGGGCATCGACTACAGCGGCCCTCGGTTCGACCGCTGGGATTGGAACATGGATACCAAGGAGTGGTCCCTTGACGCTGTGACTAGCAAGGTGGACATGGGGAAAATCGGGGGCCACGCGGAACACGCCATGTCCTACGCATCCCGGGGTTCGCTCATTTCCTCGTTCATGCAGATCGCCAACTGGAAGTATCAACAGAGAATCTATCAACTTTCAGACCGGTCACTTCTCACACAATTTCCGCGCCGGGAATGGTCGGATATTCTCGCGGGACGAGAATATGAGGAGTTCGACAGACAGAAGGTCCTCGATGAACTGGAGATGGCGCTCGCTATCTGGGATACGTTCATGGTCTCACTGAACGGCGGTTGGGGGCCCGATTATCATACGTATATTAGCGCGGATGCCAACGAGGATCAGATTAGCCATCTCCAGCGCGATGCGATTGAGCTCATGCAATCCTACGGCGCAAGACCCGAGGAGGCGAACTACTTCGGGGCCCTCTATGGCTACAACCACCAGGTCAAGAAGAACATCGAGGATTTTCAGCGCATCGAGGCCGAACACAAACAGCCGGTGCAGGAAATGATAGCGCAGGGACTCATCACAGTGGAGGCCGGTGACCTTCTGCTTCATGGCGCCGAGGAGTTCCAGACATGGGACTGGCACAAGATCAAGTTGATCGACATACCCGCTACTCTCCAGCGTCGCCGGTGGTTGCTCGCTGAGGCTGTCAAGCGTGGCTACACAAAAGCGCCAATGGTGCCGGTGAAGGATATGCAACCCGGGGACGTCTTGGCACCGGAGATTACGCAAGTAGTAGAGATGAACAAGGGATCGCCAGAAGAGAAAGTACGGGAGGCATTCGTGGAAGCGACCAACGCACTGAAGGAAAGGGAGGCACAAGGTGGATAATCTATTCCCGGCCCTCGTGGCCAACGCTATCGCAGAGGCGGGTTGCCACGCATCAGTCGCCGAGAAGGTGTATTTAGCTCTGTGCGAATTGCCGAGCAATGACAGCATGATCCTGTGGCTTCGGCTCCAAGGCAGGAGTTACGGCGATATAGGGGAGACGCTGGACATGAACAAGGGACGTGTGTGGAAGATCGTTCACGGTTCGATCAAGCGCTCAGTCTACAGCATCATCGAGCATTCGACGGCGATACCAGTAACCGCGATGTTATCCTGAAGGTGTCATGTTCAGCAAGGGCTATGATCCAAAGAGAAACACCAAGGGCCGCCCGCCGGTAGCCAACTCTGTAGCTACGCTTGCGCGCGACATCCTTGAGAGCAAGAAGAAGGGCCAGAAGTCGAAGGGCGAACAGATCATTTTGAAGTTCGTAGAACTGGCTCTAGGCGGTAGCGCGCCGCATGCAAACTTTCTATTCGACCGTGCCTATGGGAAGGCAGCCGAAACCATGAACCTAAGCGGCGGCCTATCACTGTACGAACAGGGGGCAAGCGAGGCTGCGCGGTTGGCGGATGAGGCGGGACGTAAGGCCCTACTGGTGGAACTGAGAAAACTTACCGGTGCTAAGAAGTGAGACTGCATACCTTCGGGGAGTCAGCCACTACCTCTTCCCGTCGGTCTGGGCGCGGGATGTTCTTTCGTTCATTGCTGACGATGTTCAGACGGAGTTCATCAACTCTCAGGCCACTGACATTATCATCAACTGCACTCGCCAGTGGGGAAAGACTACAACCGCTGGGATCAAGGCAGCGCACAAGGCGAGGTTCGTAAGTGAATCCGAAATCCTGGTTGTCTCCGCGACTCAACGGCAGGCTGGGCTTCTTGAGGCGAAAGCTCAGTGGGCTCTCACGCGAGCAGCGCAGAAGTTTACGCCAGTTCAAGGCCGCGAATACGAGGTTATGGAATATGATCCGGAAGACGGTCCGCAGATTGTGCGCCGATCTGTGCTTAGTCTGGAACTATCTAACGGCTCCCGGATCATATCGACGCCGGCGTCAGAGGACTCGATCCGTGGTTACTCGCCATCGATGATAGTTGTGGACGAGGACGCCCGCGTGTCTGACGCGCTGTATGATGCGCTGAGGCCGATGAGGGCGGCGCATTCTTGCCAGCTTGTCCTGCAGAGCACGCCGAACGGAAAGCGCGGCCACTTCTACCGTGAATGGCATGGCGATGATCCAGTTTGGACCAGATTCGAAGTTCCGGCGAACGAATGTCCACGTATCACCAAAGAGTTCCTTGAGCGCGAACGCACGAAGATGACCAGCGATGCCATGTACCGGCAGGAGTATTTCTGCGAATTCATAGACCTTGCGGGATCCCTGTTCACGCAGGAGATGCTAGATATGATGGATATCAGGGATGATGTCGCTCCAATAGCAAGACCATGGATGCCGGATAACTTGGATGCGTGAAGTCTCTGAAATCCAGGCAACCGAGGCTTTGGTAAACAGGCTCCGAGGTGCCGAGGCCATATTCTTCGGGCTGGATGTGGGGCGTGTCGTTGACCACTCTGCGCTGTCTGCACTTGTGCGCTACGTTTTTCCGATTGAGAACAACCTGAGTACCTTGGTCACAAAATACTACTGCGTTTATCTTAATCGCTACGATCTGAAGACTCCGTATGAGAAAATAGAGGACGATGCACAGAAATGGTGGAACTGGGCCGACATTGCTGGTTATCGCAAGTATTTCATCATGGACATGACGGGTGTCGGCGCTCCGGTGCTTGAAGGTATACGAAGGCGTAGAGTCAGGACCATCGGTGTCACGCTAACGGCGGGCAATCAAGAGAGCAACCCAGACATCGACCAGTATAACGTTCCGAAGGCCGCGTTGACGACACAGTTGATGCGGACTTCGCAAATGGGAAGGCTAAAGGGATATCCCAATGAGGTAAAGTGGTGGAAAGAATTGAAAGAAGAAATGGGAAGTTTTGGATACGATATCAACAAGCAGGGCGTTATGACCTACGAGAGCATGGACGATAAGATACACGACGACCTTGTGATATCCGTCGCTCTGCCGATCTGGTTTGGTGAACGTGTCGTGCCCTACCGCATGCCGGTACGGTCTGGCGGTGGCGACAGGGACGATTACGCATCCTACGACCCGCTAGGGTAACCGGTGTGTTACCTTTGCATTAGAAACTGGTACGGCATCAAGCCGACCGTGGAGGTAGCCGAATGGCTAAGTATTTCTACTACAGGTGTGTGAATCAGGTGGATCTTGGTTTCATGGCGCCGTGGGGGAAGGGTGGCCCGCGCGGGGAAGGGTCGGATAGAGAGGATGCGCCGCAGATCGTGAAGCATTCAATTCGACTTAGACCGTCAAAAGGGACGGATGCCAGGGGGCGCCCATTCCATCCTGACTACATCGTGACGGAACGACCGTTGGCGAAACAGTACCTTGAGGTAACCGTAAAAAAGGTTAGCAGACCGGCCTATGACCCTTTCACGGGTCGCAAGTTGTCGGCCAGGGCGTACAGAAAGAAAGTGACCACGGTCAAGTTCCAGTCCATGGACCCAAGCGAAATCACCCAGCCTATTTTGGATCGTGTCATCAAGAAGAACTGGGCGCCCGAGATTTTCGAGGAAGTTCCTACCAAAGTCGAGTTGCCGGTTGACAAGGCGCTGGAGGAACAGTTGGCGATGATGGGTCCTGACGATGATGCGGCACCGGATGAAGTGATCCTTCCCGAAGGCCAACCCGTGAAGGCAAAGAGGAGCAAGTAGATGGGCAAGAACTGGATTGCAGGAGCGATCAAGCATCCCGGCGCATTCAGTGCAAAGGCCAAGTCCGCCGGCATGAGCACGAGCGCCTACGCAAGTAAGGTGCTGAAGTCGGGGAGTCACGCATCAAGCAAGACGAAGCATCAAGCGGCGCTGGCCAAGACTCTCGGTAAGATGAGAAAGAAGAAGTAGATGGCGAACATGCTTGAGCTCGGATGTCCGTACTGCGGCGGACCTACCGCGATCGTCTCAACGAAATCAAAGACAGGGGTCGCGCAGTACGCAGTCGGTTGCCCGATCCATGGGCGCGTTCAGGCCAATTGGTACACAAGTTCTGCCAGTGCGACTACGACCGCCTTACTTTCGAAGACTGCAAAGAAAACGAAGTGGGCGGCGCCAGTATGAGGAGGAAAAGGTGATAAAGACGCAAGCGATGACGGCAACCGAGGAACTGAGATGCCGCTGACCTCCAAGGGCCGTGAGATCATGGCCGCGATGAAGAAAACCTACGGCGCCAAGAAGGGCGAAGAGGTTTTCTATGCCAGCCAGAACGCCGGAAAGATCAAGGGGACGCACAAGAAGAGGAAGAAACGATGAGCGCTCTGGAATGTCTTGATCTCTTGGTCAGTGAATTGCCAAGACGGAATCACGTATGGACGCTGAAACAGCGGAAAGCGTATGAGCGTCTTGTAAGGGAGTTGAAACGATGAAGCACATGATGCCGGGTATGCCGAAGATGCCCAAGAGCGGCAAGGGGATGAATTCAATGATGCAAGTGCCGGCTGGTTCAACCAGTTTCATCCGCAAACGGCCCAAGAAGAAGTAAATGGTCATCGAACGCGATCAGACCGACATTCCCTGTCCTGCGTGCGGAACTGTCCTTGAGAAGCACACGGCGGCCGACGCCGGCGGCGGGTTGCGTTCGAGACTGTTCTGCCCGAAATGTCCGAAGTCCTATCCGTGGGGCATTCTCGAAGCCCGGTATCTGAAGGGAGCATAGGTGCACTTTTTCGTCCGTGACAAGAAGCCAAGTCTCGATGGCCTTACCCGTGAAGAGCGCAAGGCCGCCATTGACGCATGGGACAAAGCGCAGTCATTGCCGCTACGAGAAGCCGCTGCCGAACGGCGCAAGATCCTGAAGCGCCGGCGGCTTGAGGACCTCGCCGAGCGGCCGGATCTCGTGCGCAAGTCCACCGAGGAGATGCGGGCCATTCGCAGGAACATGGAGCGGAGGATCAACGAACTGTGAGCGATTCGGAAACCACCGTTCAGCAGGACATTTCGGGGGCTCTCGCTGATGCCATGATGCAGGCGGGGAAGGCAACGGCAATCGTCATATCAATGGCCATGGGAGATGGAAGTATCTGGAACTTTTCCGCAGGTTCACTGATTGAGAAGTTGGGACTTGTAAAGGCATTCGAGTTTCGTTCCGCTGAACTGTGGGGAAAAAGCGAAGAGCCACTAGATGAGTGAAGTTCTCGACGTTCTTGACGAATACTCCACCCTTGTACAGATCAGAAAACCCTTTGAGGCCGTCTGGGACGATATTGACGCGAATCTGCTTCCAAACGTAGCCCGCCTTGCTGAGTCCTCCTCACGTCAAACCGAGCAGGGCCAGAAACGAGATGAAAAAATCATCGACGGGACACCGCGTTCGGCGCTCAGTACGTTCCAGGCGGGCCTCATGGGGCGTCTGATGTCCAACACGAACGACTGGCTGGCTGTGGAGACGCCCGACGAAGATATGGCCGACGACCGAGACATCCGGATGTGGCTTTCCAAGGTCAACCAAGTCATATTCTCCCTGATCAACCGTTCCACCTTTTATCCCATGGTCTACCAACTTTTCGGCGTGGCTGGAGGGATGGGGTCGGGTGGCGTGTACCGATACTTCGATAAGCAAGAAGGCAAGGAAGTCTTCTCCTGCCGCAACCCGTGGGAGATGTTCTACTCCGACGGCCCGGACGGGGAACTGGACACCGTGTTCCGCCTCACCATCATGACCGCCAAGACAATGGTACAGGCGTTTGAGAATGACACGCTGGATGCCGAGGTGATCCGGATGGCCGGTTCCAATACCGAGAAGCACAACGATGTCCGGCTCATCCATGCCGTGAAACCGAATCCTGACTACGATCCGCGCAAACGAGACACTAAGGCGAAGAAGTACGTTTCCTACTACGTGGATCTCGACCACGAAAATCTCGTGCGCAAGGGTGGTTACTCGGTGATGCCCTATTCGGCCTGGCGCATCGAGAAGGAAGTCAACGAGGACTACGGGCGCGGCCCTGGCTGGCGAGCTCTGGCCGACATCAAGGGTCTCTATGCCTACGCCAAGACCGACATCACCGGCGCGCAAATGCAAGTCAACCCTCCGTTGGATATACCACGCGAGCAAGAGGGCAAGGTCCAGTGGCGCCCAGGCGGACGGAACTACTTCGACGAGGTGGGGCGAACCGCGAAACCCGCCGAGACGAGAATCGACCTGAAGGCCGGTCTTGAACGCGAGCAGCACAAGCAGCAGATTATCGAGCGCCATTTTATGGTTCCTTTTTTCACCGCCATGCAACAGATTGGGGGGATGGACAGGGAGCGCACCGCCTACGAGGTCCGCCAGATCGAACAGGAGATGGCTATTCTTCTTGGACCCTACGCGATGGGCTTCCAAGTTCAGTTCATGGATTCCATCGTGGAGGGGATATTCAACGATGCCGCGGATAACGGGTTGATCCCTCCACCACCGCCGCAACTCGTCCAGAGCCTAAACGGACGTAAACTGGAGATTTCCTACTCCGGTCCCTTGGCGCAAGCGCAGAAGAACTTCTTCAACTCGGAGCCGTACAGGAAAACCATTCAAGACATCCAGGCGATGATGGGCGTGGATCCCACGGGCCAGCATCTACCGTCTCAGATCATGGACATACCTGATTGGGACCGTTTCCTGAAAGAACTTGCTCAGGGAAATGGTCTGCCTATCGAATCGCTTCTGGAGGACAAGACTTTCAAGCAGATTCGCAAGCAGCGCGCCGATGCCATTCAGAAACAGCAGCAACTTGATGCGATTCAGAAGATGGGCGGGATGCAAGGTCTCAACCAGCCGGCGCAACCGGGGAGTGTAGCTGATGCGATGGCTAAGCAAAATCAGGGCCAGCCTGTTGCGTCGGGACAGTAGACCTAGGGAAACGATCCTTGCCTATCGCAAGGTCTACAGCGATCCTCAGTTCGGCCTCTGGGCCTTTGCGCGGTTACTGGAGTCTGGCGGCTTGTTCAAGCGCATCGATACCGAGGAACAGCGGGCGGCCCACAACGTCGTGGTGACCATGTTGGAGAACATGGGAATCCCGCAGGGTTTGAACTACGACGAACTGGCGCGACTAGTTTTCAACCTCACAATACCGCCGGAAGCCGTTGACGGGTAACGGCGGCGGAAACGCCTACAGTATACTTGGTCTTAGTTAACAGGAGGTTCTATGGCAGAAACTGACCCGGCGGTTGCAATTGTGACCGGCAGTCCCGACAATCACAAGGAAGCCGCACCGGAAAATCAGGCAAGCCCGTCTGACTGGGCAAAAGACTTCGACGAAGGTCTGAAGAAGAAGGTGGAGAAGTTCAAGTCTCCCGCAGACCTCGCAAAAGGATACGCCGAGCTTGAAGCGTACTCTTCGAAGACCTTCCAGGACATGACAGACTCCGAGAAAGAGAAGTATCTCAAGCGGCTCGCACTTCCCGAGAAGCCGGAAGACTACGAACTTTCCACCATCACCCTGCCCGATGGCGTTCCCAAGGAAGCCACGGCGGACGCGGAGTTCAAGGCGTTCGTGCACTCCCTGAAACTGACCAAGGATCAGGCAAGGGGGTTGCATGAATGGGCCATGAAACGGGCGTCCAATGGGATCATCGCGCAGAGGGCAGCTGCCAAGAAGCAGACCGAGGATCGGGAAACCGCACTTCGTTCTTCATGGGGCACCTCGCACGATGCGAACCAGGCGGCCGTGGAGAAGGTCATCGCGTTGGGCGGTGAAGAGTTCGTGAAGTACATGAACAGCGGACCGGGCAAGGAAGCCGTGGTCAGACAGGGCTTGTATGCGATCAGTAAACAGTTCGCGGATGAGACCCTTGTGTCGGGGCGCGTGAAGGTTGGGGCGGCGAAGACCGAGAACAGACCGGGGTTTGTTTTCGATACCTCGAAGTCCCCCGAGCTCGCTCAGACAAGTTGAGGACCGAAGCGAGGGCAATCTCTTAGGAGACCGAGCGAAGGGCAATCCTCTCCAGCGTCAACCATGTCCGGCTGACAAGGAGAAGGAATGGCTACACTTCAGAACAATGGGCTTGGCCTTGTAGAAATCGCCAAGCGTACCAACAACGGGGTCGTACTGACGATATCCGAGGTTCTCTCCCGCGTGGACGAGATCCTCATGGATATCCCATACGTACCCTGTAACCAGGTCGGTGCCTACGTGCACAGCCGCCGAACCACGCTTCCCTCTGGAACGTGGAGGATCATCGGGACTGGTGCCAGCACCGAAATGTCACATACCAAGCAGGTCGTCGAGAACGTCGGCACCCTGGAATCCTGGGCGGAGGTTGACGAACTCACCCTCCTGTCCATGCTCGGGGATAAACAGGTATTCCTCAACACGGAGTTTATTTCCTTCATCGAGGGGCTTGGCCAGACGCTCACGACCGCGCTGGTCTCAGCGGATACCCAGTTGAATCCCGAGCAGTTCGACGGGTTGCAGATCCGGCTCAATGCACTGGGAACCTACGTTCTCGGCTGCGGAGGATCGGGCGGCGATACCACGTCGATCTACGGGATCCAGTGGGGCGCGAACAGGGTCCACGGGATCTACCAGCCGCTCGTCCACCAGCCCAACGTCAATGCGTCTGTAGGTGTTGACTACAAGGGCAAGGCGACCGTGGAGGATGGGTCCTCAACGAGCCCGACGCGCAGGGATGTCTACCAGGCGAAGTTCCAGGCCAGCATGGGACTCTGCAACTGGGACGACAGAAACCTCATCCGTCTTACGAACATCGAGGATGATCCTTCGGGTGCCAACATCATCGAGCCGGATCTTCTGGTCCAGCTCATGAGACTCGGCAAGAAGGGGCAGGGGACCGGAGGGGACCAGATCTTCGGGATCACGAGTTACCCGGAATGGATGCTGTACGCGCATTCCATTGCACTCACTCAGATGGACATCTTGGCCATGGACAAAGGCAACGTGCTCTACACCCCGGGGCAATTGTGGGGAGAACCGGTGTCGATGTTCCGAGGGGCTCCCATCCGTCAGCTCGACGCCATCGGTAAGACCGATACGGTAGTGGCGTAAGGAAAGGAGGAAAAAGATGATAACCGAAAAGGCTCTTATCCTTTCTGACGCTCAGGCAATCACCACGTCAAGCACCACGAACAGCACCAACACGATCGATCTTGAGTTCGCAACCCCGAATATCGGAGGGGGGACGCCTCTGTGGCTCATCTGCAGGGTCAACACGCTGTTCGTCGAAGTGACGAGCGGCTCAGAGACCTTTGACGCACAGTTGCAGAACTCCGCAACCTCGGGCGGCACTTACGTCAAGATCGCGCAGGGGTACGGCTTCTCAGGCCGGGAAGTTGTGAAGGGACTCGACCTTCTGACGATCCCGCTTCCTGCGGACTGTCTGCGGTACCTGAAGGTGGTCTACACGACCACGACAGGCTCCGGGTGGTCAGCGGGCAAGGTGGACTGCTTCATCGCATCCACGGCGCCGAAGAACTAGTCTCAAGCGGGGGGAGTTCAGGACTCCCCCCAAGGGGGATAGATGAACACAGTACGGGACCGACTCGGCCAGCATGGATCTGACGTTGTTACGACCACGGTCGCTCAGACGGTAGCGGCTGGCAACGTATGGTTTGCCATACAGGGCATGTGGTCGGTGACGGTGTTTGCCACGCTGACAGTGCTCGGCGTCAATTCACTTACGGGGACAACGGCATCAACGGCGTTGTTCGTCAATTCGGTGATTTACGGAGCTTTCACAAACTTCACCCTAACATCGGGTGCCGTGCGTTGCTATCGAACGATAGCGACGAGCGGTTAGGCCAAGGTCCTTAAGGAGGGACGAAACGAATGAAAAGCACGTTCAATTCCAGCAATCAGTTCTGGACGGAGATCGCGGCAAGCGCCGGGCTCATCGGGAGTCTGGCTGTCACGTCTTCGTGTCTCACCACGAGCGAAGTCAGTCTTGCCAAGTGGATCAACGATTTCGGTGTAGCCAACAGCTACTGGAGGCCACACATGATCAACGAGTTCCTTGTCCTGCTGGACAAGGTCCTGCGGCGCTATCCGGCGACCACGGACTGAAAGGAGTGGGGCCGGCGTTTAGCCGGCCCTTTCATGAAGTGGAGAATTGTCGAGTATCAACCGGAACGCTACCGGGCCGAACGGAAGATTGTTTTCTGGTGGAGACTGAAGTTGATGTTCTCTGAAATCGACGATGCAGAGGATCATATCCGATACATCATCTGGAATGACAAGAGGAAAAAGAAGCTGAAGAGGTTCCGGGCCCGCGAGGTGTTACAACCATGAGTACGGCAAGCATCACGGCAAATGTCGATATAGCCAACCTTGCTCTTTCGAGGTTGGGAGAGCCCGCTATCTCTACGCTGACTGAAGTTTCCAGGGACGCGACTGCATGCAATCAATTGTTCGCGCAGAACCGCGACTACTGCCTCATGCTGGCGGACTGGGACTGTCTCTTGCAGCGTTCTACACTCACGAGGGCGGGCAAGACTGCCATCTCCGGGATCACGGCGGCCAACCCCCCGCATGTCACGGCCACGGGACACCTCTTCATCGCTAACGAACTAGTGAGCGTGGAAAGCGTCACCGGCATGTCGCAGATCAACGACAACCTATACCGCGTGTTCGCCATCGGCACCAACTCTCTCACGCTCTACAACACGGACGGTACTTCACTGGACGCATCGGGCTACACCGCATGGACCTCCGGGGGCTATGTCTATCGAAGCTCGGGCAACTGGGCGTTCGCTTACGACCTTCCTACCGACTGTATCCGCGTGGCGGCCATCATGAATGAGATCGGAAAACTTCAGCCCAAGTACTCGTGGACGAAGGAACGGAACTTCATCTACACGGACATCGAGAATGCCGGGGTGAAGTACGTGAAGCAGACGACCGACCCGACACTCTTTGAAGCGGATCTCGTAGAAGTCATGTCCGCTCGTCTGTCGTGGCTGGTGTCCATGAGGATCCATTCTGACAAGGCGCTCAGGACCCAGGTCTACAACGAGATGAACCAAGCGATCCAGAGAGCCCGCATGACGAACTCTCAAGGCGAGGGAGACGACGGGGCGCCAGAGGATTTGTGGGTGGACGCACAGAGATGAGGACTCGTCCGCTTCCCCGCAACTTCTCTTCCGGCGAAATGGCCCCGTGGGTCGATGGCATCACCAATGAACTGACTCAGAAGGGTTGCCGGACCATTGAGAACTACATCGTCAAGAAGCAGGGGCAGGCCACCCGGCGGCCGGGGACGTTCTTTGTCGCCGAGGTGAAGGATTCCAGCAAGGCCACGGCGCTTGTCCCGGTGGTCATCGATGACACCAATCGCTACGTCCTTGAGATCGGCGATGCTTATGTCCGTGTGTTCGACCAGTCGACACATGCATATCTGTCAACGGAAATCACTTCACCATGGAGCACGGGGGACGTCTCTAGTCTCCGCTACCAATACTTCCCCAAGAAGAAGGCGATTGCGTTCGTCCACAATGTCTACGAGCCTCGTTTGCTTTCATGGACCAGTGGCACTGACTGGAGCCTCGACTACTTTCCGTTTGAACACTATGAGAAAGAAGTCTATGTCTCGGTCGATGGTCAAGTGTTCGATAGGAACGAATTCGGGGAAAGCGCTTTTCCTGACGAATCGGTGCGTGTGGCATACGATACCTCGGGGAGTCCGAGGACCTACGTCCTATTCGGCGGCGGCCGATGGCTATCCATCAACCGAAATCAAACGGGATGGGATCCGGCACGGGCGCAAGGATATTTCAGCGAGGATGCGGAATCCTGGGCGATGACAACCTTACCGTTCGATCCGCCGGCAACAAACATATGGGCAACCTGGCTATGGGTGAACAGCGCCGGTACCGCGATGATGTGCGGGGGATCGACGGGAGAAGTTGCCATTAGCCACGACGGGGGCGCGCAATGGGCATCCCCGGCTACGGGAACGATAACAGCAAAAACCTTCGATCTTGTCGGCTACGACGAAGCTAAGAAGCGATGGAGGATCGAGGCCAATAGTGCCGGCATGTACACCGCCGATGATGGCTTGTCGTGGGCGACAACCGGGAGCGGTGTAGCGGGCGGACAAGTCTTTTCCATGGACGGCTATAATGATGTTTGGCTCTCCGCCGTTGGTGGCAAAATGTACAGGGCTACCTCCGTGGCAGCTTTTACGACCGCGATCTCGGTCACCAGTTACAACTTCTATGCCGTAAGACACGGAACGATAAACGATGCCACGCTATGGGTAGCACTGGCGCAGAAGGCGAGCACGTTCTCGACCACCTTCTACGTTTCCGGTGATAATGCCGTGACGTGGAGCGCGGCAGATTCGGCTTTCGATGCTCGCTATTCCTTCAATACCGGTCAGTACATCAATAGCTACATCACGTTCGACGGGAATAGGTTTCTTGTCTATCTTACGAAGCACCCCACTGCCGCGGATTCTACCAGTCTCGGAGTTGACAGGCTTAGTTCCACGGATGGAAGGACGTGGACGGTGACCACGGTCACCGATGCGGCTATTTATGTTGACTCTCAGGCGGTGGGATGGGATCAGTTGCACACCTATTTCAAGACGGCGGGAGACCGACCGTCAATCATCGCGGGGAACGAAGGGAGGACCGTTCTCGGGGCATCGACGAATGAACCCGCGACGCTACGGGCATCCAAGGCCGGGGAGTTGAATCGTTTCTTTCTCGGCGACGTCGCCGGCGATTCCTGGGAGTACGAGTTAACCGGCCCGGACAATGTAGATATCCAGTGGATCATGGGCGACATGGGCGGTCTCGTAGTTGGGACGCGTACCGCCGAGGGAATCCTGCTCGGCTCTCCCGAAGAGGGCATCACCCCGCTTACCGCACAGTTCCGCTGGCTCTCCACGTTCGGGAGTGCGAACATTCAGCCCGTCCGCATCCATGACACCATCGTCTTCGTCCAGCGCGGCGGGGAGATCATCCGGGGTTATGTACCATCGCAGAATGCCTACCAGTCGCCGGAGCTCACTTCCTACGCTGACCATATCGCATCCGGCGGCGTTACGAAACTCGCCCACCAGGACGACCCGCAGAGCATGGTCTACGCCATCCGCAATGACGGACAGATGCTGGCGCTGACGTTCGACAACAACCTTCGTGCATGGGCGAGGATCAAGGCGGCGGCCTCCGCGGCGGGAGCGGCTGTCATCGAAGACGTGGCCATCATTCCTACGAGCAACGCGGAGGATGAAATATGGCTCATCGTAAAACGCACCATTGGCGGCTCGACAAAGAGATACATCGAATACATGGATACCCTTGCCGTTGCATCGTTTGCCGCAGCTCACTACGTCGATTGCGGCGTCTACAAGACAAGTGGAACCACGTTCCAGACGGTTGGTTCTCTCACGCATCTGGCTGGTGAGGTGGTCGATGCGCTGGTAGACGGCTCCCGGTGGATAGCAGGGCTCACGGTGGCGGCCTCGGGCACCATCACCACGGCGCCGTATTCAGGGACGGCGATACACGCCGGACTTCCGTACTCAAGTTACCTCCAGACGCTCCGAGGCGACCATGGCAGCTCGTATGGCGACGGTGCGGGGCTCAACAAGCGCACCTCGGGGCTGACGCTGTGGGTGCACGATTCCTCGGCGTTGGCTAAGTTCGGGCCAACAACCACGACAGCGGTGGAGTCGATATCCTATTCAACGAGCGTTGCACTTGCAACAGAGGTTGTCTCCTATCCCTTCCCTGGCCAGTGGGACCGCGACAACTACATCTGGTGCATCGTCAACGATCCCCGGCCGTTCACTCTCGTGGCCATGCTCCCCGACTCTGAGACGGGAGATCGCTGATGTTCTGGATAGCGCTGGCAATCCTCGGAATCGGTGCCGCTGTCAACATCATCGGCAACGTCCAGCAGGCACAGGCCAAGGCCAAGGAAGATGAGCGGAAAGCTTCCCAGCTCGAAGATCTTTCCAAGCCCGGCGGTTACTACGATCAGGAACTCAAAGCGATACAGTCCGACTTGCAGAATGTCGAAGCTGACCGGGCGGCGGCGGGAAAGATGCTTGCCATAAGTTCCATCGAAATCACCCGGCAAGGGGCGCAGGCCAAGGGAGGCGTTGCGGCCACGGCGGGGGCGGGGAACTTGGCGCAGACCGGTTCTATCTCAAAGCGGCAGGACACGATCACCGAACAGGTGAATCTCAACATGGCCAAGGTCCGGCTGCAGTATGAGGGGACTCTCCGGGGGTTGGCTACTCGTGCGGCGCAGGATACGGCTGCACAGACAAAACTTGAGTTCCAACAGACAGCCGGAACGCAGGATGCGGCGGCGCTAAAGAATGAGGCCGATTGGCTGAGCACGTGGGGCGTAGGGCTTTCGATTGCCAGCGGCGTCACGGGATTCGCGGCAAGCGCAATTGGGATGGGCGGATCCCCTCTCGGATCGCAAAGCAAGGCAACTCCAGCATCTAGCGGTTTTCTGACAGAGACAGGGACGGCCTATGGCGATCCCTACGCCAGCATGTCCAACGTAGACTGGAATAGTGCATGGGGGAGGCAGTACTAATGGCAGGAATTGACCTTCCCCCGATCGTAGGACCTGGCGCCCCCGGAGTGGCGGGCGGGTACCTATCTCAGTTCGGGAACGAACTCATGCAACTCGGCGCCGCGCTTGGCAAGCAAAGACAGTACGCGCCTGAGCAACAGGCACTTCTGGACGCAGAGTCTACTAAGCAACTCATTGCCGCCAAGAGCCTCGCCTACGATAAGGTGAACGCCTTCAACAAGGAACTGGACACCAATACCGACTATCAGCACTACGGCGATACGTGGACAAGTTACAAGGCTGGAATTAATGATGCGGTGTCTTCGATTATCACACTCCCGGGCGCCAGACAAAAGTACGACGAATGGTGGCTGACCGAGGCGGATAAGCAAAACGACTACGTGGCGAAACAGGCCCGGGGCCGGACCGTAGCGGCGGCGCAGGCGCAGGGACAGGTGGCTATAGAGAACTTCGCCAACGGAGGCAACGAAGGCGCCATCAAGAGCACGATCCGTGAGATGGTCTCCGGCGGATTGTGGAATTCATCCGAGGCTACGAACGTTGCGAGGGAATACATCCCGAAAGCCCGCTACAACTTCATCCTTCAGCAACTCGACAAGCTGGACGATCCCAATGCGGCCATTGAGACATTGACCAATCCCGAGGCTTCTCAACGGTTCCAGCTCGATCCTAAGCAAGTAGAGGATCTGACAAGGCACTTCGAGGACCAAAAGGCATCAAAACAAACCCTCGCCAATGAGCAGCGCAAAGAACAGCAACAGAAGATGACAGAGGATCTGATCACGAATGCTTCTGATCCAAAGACCATGCCAACACGAGAAGCGCTATCAAAGGCCATGGCGGCTCTCCTCGGTTCACCGGGCTATGAGATTGCCAAGAGTTTGCGGGACGCCGTGGATGAGGAAACAAAACGCATCAACGAAGCCAAGATCCAGCGTGATATGACCGCTAACTATTCTCAATTCGACACGTCTATGCGCTTGTGGGATGGGAACGGACAAGCGCCGTGGGGACCGAAAGAACTAAATGCGGCATTGAATGCTAAAGACACTCTCCGGATCACGGAGCCGGAATACAACCAACTCAACGATCTCTATACAAGCACGATGAAGGGGATCGCCGATGGAACACGGAAGGGACCAAACTTCCTTGACCCGAGGCAGGAACAAGCCGCTTGGCAGATCGCGCTGGACACTACGCACGGATGGAATGCAGAAACTAAAAAACTCAAGATCCAAGCTATGCTTGGCAATGGGTTGCCGGGTGCCAAGGTAAATGAAATTGCTGGTGCGGCGGTCAACCTCGAAACCACGGACAAGGCGCGTAAGGACTACCTTGACCCGATCGAGACCTACACCAAAGGCAGGATCGACTCTATCGTTGTCAATCAGGGCAAGGAAGCTGGCACGGCGATCCAGTCCGCATCCTACGAGGGCTTCCAACTCAAGATGCAGATGATGGACTTCATGCGCCGAAATCCTGGGAATGAGAAAGCGTGGGGGGATCAACTCGACAAGATCATGAGCGGAAAGGCCTCGCAGGATGCCGTTCAAGCCATGCTTGATCAGTACAAGGTACGATTCCCGGCGTTCGGTTCCTATTTCTTTGGGCAGGGCCCCCGATTTACCGCCGAGATGCAATTGGAGGCAGCCAGAACTCAAGGATTGGTCACTGATGTGGCATCGCAAGCTAGGTGGCGCTCCAATCTCCCGAAAATCCAGCAACAGGAGACCGACTTCCTCGCCCAGAACGGCATCAAGAATATCGTCAACAGCAAACTGGCGCCGAATAATGAAATGAACTATCTGGCCAAGGATAACTCGATCTATAAGGTCGTTCAGGAGCCGGTGAACGGTGTCATGCGGAATGTCATCTACAAGGTAGTCAATGGTCAGTGGGTCAAGGTGAAATGAGCGATATCGCAGATTTTGGGATCACGACAACCAAACCCAGTGACATCGCGGACTTCGGCCCGGTCGATCAGGCGCCCCCGACTGACATGGCCAACTTCGACCAGGCGCAGGCCATAGCCGACCAGACGAAGGACTCCGCAGCGGTCATAAACAGGGCCAAGGCCAGCATCGCCATATCGCAACTGACTGCGATGTCTCCATTGCAGGTAGAGAAATATCTCGAACCCATCTCTGACAAGTTGTGGCCAGGCCAATCGAACAAACCTGCCAGTATTGCCGAACGGTTCAGAAACTCTCTCCGGGCATTGGAGTTAAACCATGAGAAGAATCAGATCGGCGCGAGAATGGCCCTCGGCCGGGAACGTCCGGATGACGTCAGGCGGTTGTCGGAAATTAATACCTCGCTACCTTCTCCTGATGAAACGTTGAAGATGGTCCCTAATGCTCTCCTGTCTTTTGCTTACGGTAACCTCTATCAACCTACGAAGGCTTACGCATTCGGCAAGGTTAATCTAGAGGACCAGCCGGCCAAGGTAGCGGCCAACGCGGCGGTAGCTCTTATCAGTGGGTTCTATTTGCCGGCGAAGGTCGTCAACGTGGTGGGTGAGATGGAGGAACAAACGGCAGGTGCGGCCTACATCTCATCAATCGAGGCGGGGATGGACCGACCACGGGCTCTCGGGGTAGCGGCGGCGCTTATCGCCATCAATACCGCGGCGAACGCGATCCCGATGGCCAGAGCGGCTACGGCCGGCGCGAATGTTGCAAAAGAAGTAGCGCAGGAAGCCGTCAAGCGGAGTCTACTCAGTGGTACGGTAGTGCGGGCGGTCACGGCGGCGGGAGAACAAGCTCTCTATGGTTATGGCCTGACCGCGGCTGACAAGTTGGCGCCTGAGATTGCCAAGGCAAGTCAGGGGCTTCCGACGAAAGAGTTTTGGCAATTCATGGGAGAGATAGGGATAGAGGGCACCATCACCACTGGTATTGGCGCGACTATATCCACGGCATCGATAGCAGGAGCGGCATTCAGAATCCGCCGCGGCGGACCGATTGATTTGGCGTTGAAGGAACAAGCAAGGAAAGTGGAGCAACCTGCCGCCTCGCAACCAGCGATCCCGGAAACCAAACCCTACGTTCCCGCCGCCCCCGGTGAGCAGAAGATCGGAGACATCCTCGCTATCACCGACGCCGAGGCCGCGAAGCTGGATGCTTCTGTTCGGTCCACTGAATCATCGGCGGATTACATCCAAGCCAAGGATCTGACTGCCAAGCAGGTAGCGACGCAGGCCATCGATGAATACAAGGCGAAGTTGGAAGGCCGCCAGTTGACGGCCAGTTACATAAACCGTATCGAAAAGGTGGATACATCTAAAATGCGGCCCGAGTTTGCCGCTCCGGTTGAGGAGATAAAGAAAAACTTTACCGCAGAACGTTTCAGCAAGGGAACCACCGCAAAACTGAACGACCTGCGGTCTAGACTGGCCGTCGATCCTAATATGGCGTTGTCTGAGAAGGAAATGTATCAGCTTGGCGAGATGGATAAGACGCCTTACAAAGACTTGTCGGTCGACGATCTTAAGTTGATTACAGAGGCGGCGGAACATTACCGTTGGTTGAACCTCACTGAGAATCAAATCATAGTTGCCGGCAGGCAGTGGGATATCGCCCATGCCGCTGCACAGATTGAAGCAGAAGCCAAGCCCTTGGTTGCGAAGATTGGAGAATCGTCAAATGTGAAGGCCGAGGCGGGCGCCATTACCCGGTCCAAGGAAGCCGTCGAGGCTACCTATGATAATGTAAGACTTAGAAGTGAACACGTTGATCTAGTGGCTGAGGAGGTAGGACCGACATTCCGGAAAGCTACGGTAGACCGGGCACTCCAAGCGTCCAAGGATCACTATGCCTATGTTGCAGCGATGCAGAAAGAATCAGGTCTGCGCATCGCTTCCATTCCTGAGCAGGTGGGCAACCTTGATAAGTGGTTCAACGAAACGCGGGCGTTACCTATGCTCGACGAGAGTGGTCAGAAAGTAAACGTAGAAGTTTCTCGGGACTACATTATCTCGGCCTATATGGACACATTGAATCCAGATAATGCTCGTCACCAAACTGATGGCGGTTATGGTTTGCCCTACTCGGGCCGCAATAAGGTAAATAAGGTCTATCGTCTTACGCCCGAAGCTGTCACCGAAATCAATCACATGGTCGAGGGCGATGGAAAGACACGGACACCCGAGATGGTCTATTCGGAAATGCTTCGGTGGGCGATGAACAAGACCGGTGGTGATCGCGGAGAAGTGTTTCTACAACAGAACATGTTGCCGTATCCAAAGGTGGATAACTACTGGCGCATTGATACCATGCCGGTCGGCCGGAAGGGAACAGCAAAAGCTGAGGCGGTGGCCATGGAATCGAAGGCCGCATACGCCAGTTTGCACTTGGATCGTTCGGCCAACATCGAGCGCACTGATTCTAGTATTCCGATTTACTGGTATCCAGCGCGGACCAAGTTGGCGAATTCCATTGAAGATTCATCGAAATATATTCACTTCGCGGACCCTATCAGACAGGCCAATTCTATCTTGAAGAATGAAAAGGTCAACGCCGTATTGAGTCGCGCTCCGGATGGGGAGATCAAGAAAAATATCATTACCAAGGCATTGAAGGATCTGATTGGCCAACACGATCCCAAAACAGATTTTGATATCCGTTTTGGTGCGAAGATCCGTAACAACTTCTCTACGGCCGTTCTTGGCGCCAAACTCGCTATCCCTGGTAAGCAGTTCGGAGCGTTTCTGCGTTATGGTCTATACGTCAAGCCGAAGTATTTGGTGCAAGGCATCTATGATTCTATAAGACATCCGAAACAGACGGAACGGATCGTTCGGCAAGGCTCTCCAGGATTGTATGCCGTTCGCCAAGAACGAGGGAAATCCTTTGAGGTGTCAAGTGTCCTTCGTGCTCTGGGCAATGTTGGCCGGCCGAAAACTGTGACGGAGAAGATCAAGGGCGCGACCATGGCGGGCATAGGATGGGCGGACACCCGGGGTGTGGTGCGGCCGGGAATGCGCGGAGCTTACTTACAAGCCATTGATGAATTGAAGGCAGGCACTCTTTCTCCTGATGTAATAGAGGCCACCGGTCTTGACCCCGCGAAGGTTGTTTCGTTGTCTTTAACGGAGAAAGAGAAGGCGGCGTGGAGGTTCTCCGAGTGGGTGACGGAGCACACACAAACCTCTGATAATCCGTTGCTCCAAGGTGACTATCAGCGGTTGAATGAATTCGGCCGGCAGATGTCTTTGTTTCTATCCGAACCCATGACCACGGCGACAATGCGTCGGCGGGCATTCCTAGAGGCGCAGAGGAAGAAAACTCCGCAAGCGTGGTTGAAGTTCGCCAAAGTGATGGTACTAACTCTCGGAATAGAACCGGTTATTGAAACGGAGATCAATCGAGTACGTGATGCAGCGCATGGTAAGCCACAGGATGCATTCCCCAACAAAGAATTAGCACAAATAGCTTCGACACCCTACGGCGGGATACCCATTGCCAACCAAGTATTGAATGCTGCGGCATATAAGATTCTACTTGGCCGTTCTACGCAAACGAATTCCACCCCCACAATGGAAATGATTGATCTAGCCAAACGATGGACATTGATGACGATAGATCCACGAACCTACCGGCTGCGGATTAATTCGATCAAGTACGCCAACACAACCATGGAATTGTTCGGACTACTTTCGGGGCTTCCTATTCAACCCGTGGTTAGGAACGTGGAAAGCGGCATTAATCTCATGGACAAGTTGGGGGCGCTGAAATGAGCCGTGGCAGCAAGGAAGAGATATTCGGGGAGCGCATCTTCCGGGGCGTCTCTACCTTCTTTGGTGATGTGGTTTTCAAACGCCATATGACGCTCTATGCGCCGATACCTAGCGAGC